GCGATACATCTAATGAATATTCGATTGTTGTTGGAGAAACTGATGCAGAGTTTTCTTTCAACTTCAAAATTGAAAATATCAAACTTATTCGTGGCAGTTACGAAGTGGTAATTTCCCAAAAGAAACTTGCCAGGTTCTATAGCGAACGTTATAATCTTACTTACTTTATTGCACTTGAACCAGATTCAACTTATGGATCGTGATGACTTTCTTTGGGTAGAAAAATATAGACCCAAGAAAATTGATGATTGTATTCTTCCAGATGCAATCAAATCTACCTTGAAGGACTTTGTAAGTAAAGGAGAAATTCCAAATCTTCTTCTTGCAGGTCCTCCTGGTATTGGTAAAACTACCGTGGCAAAAGCATTATGTCACGAACTAAAAGCAGACTGTTATGTAATAAATGGATCAGATGAAGGACGATTTTTGGACACGGTTAGAAATCAAGCAAAGAACTTTGCTTCGACCGTATCGCTTTCAGCAATGGACGCGAAACACAAAGTCATCATTATTGATGAGGCTGATAACACAACCCACGACGTACAACTCCTCTTACGGGCAAATATTGAGGCATTTTATAACAACTGCCGCTTCATCTTCACCTGCAACTACAAGAACAAAATCATCGAACCATTGCACTCAAGATGTGCAGTCGTTGATTTCACAATCACAGGAAAACAAAAACCAGCAATCGCAGCAGCATTCTTCAAGCGTCTCGGGACTATTCTTGAGACAGAGAATGTCAAACATGATCCGAAAGTTCTTGTTGAAATAATCAATCAACACTTTCCAGATTGGCGTCGCATTCTAAACGAATGTCAACGTTATTCTGCTGGCGGATCAATTGATACTGGTATTCTTGGTCTTCTATCTAATGTCAATACCAAAGAACTTGTTGGGTATCTTTCCAAAAAAGAATTTCCCAATGTTCGTAAGTGGATTGTGCAGAATTTAGATAACGATCCTAATACTATCCTTCGCAACATTTATGATTGTATCTATGATACACTCAAACCAAATTCTATTCCTGAAGCAGTTTTGATCATTGCTAAGTATCAATATCAGACTGCATTTGTTGCTGATCAAGAAATCAATCTTCTGGCAGCACTAACAGAAATTATGTGTAACTGTGAATTCAAATGACTATTGAACCTGGATATATTATTCGTCCTTTTGGACCAGTAATTTACAAAAACAAAATTTCAGAAAACTTACGTCAAACTATTCTTGACGCAGCAAAAAATTCCGATATTGAAAATAATCATCTTCTTGCTGGAAACATTGATCGAGAAGTTGCTTTTCATATGACTATTGATAATGTCAATGAATTGCAGGAACATCTTGGGGATTATCTCATTCAAATGGGTAAGGTTGGTAATTATCAACCACCAGAAGATCATGAAATAGACAATATTGAACTTGATCGTCCGTGGGTTAATGTTCAACGTAAAGGAGAATGGAATCCACCGCACATTCATGCAGGTGATTTTTCTTGTGTTATTTACGCACAAGTTCCTGAAGAGTTGAAAGATGAATGGAAACATCCAACTCAAAGGGGAAGAAATCCGACAGGAGGTAAAATTGAATGGCAATATGGACAATGGGCTCCACATAATAATCATTCTTTTGGACCTGTTGCTCCAGAAGAAGGAGACATTTATTTGTTTCCTGCATGGTTAATTCATTATGTTTATCCATTTACTTCTGATGTAGAACGGATTAGTTTCTCTACAAATTTCTTTTTACATTATGGACCAAAAAAAGACAACACCTGAGAATGTAGCGGAAGCAAATGAAGCATTATTTCGTGCTAAAATGAATCTTCCTACTGCTGCTGCCCATTGTGGGATGACGCAGAAAGAAATGAAAATGACTTTTCGTGAATTTTTAAAGTATCATCAACCTGATTATGGCAAGTCTAAAGACACCTCTTCGTTATCCTGGCGGGAAATCGAGGGCGACAAGTAAAATTAGTCAATTTTTTCCAGATCTTTCTACCTATCAAGAGTATCGTGAACCTTTTCTTGGTGGAGGATCTGTCGCACTTTATGTAACCCAACAGTATCCAAACATCAACATTTGGGTTAATGATCTTTATGAACCTCTTATCAATTTTTGGAAACAACTAAGAGATAACGGTGATGAAATTAAGAAATATCTCACAAATCTCAAACAAAGGCACAATGATCCAGATCGAGCCAAAGTTCTCTTTTTGGAAAGCAAAGAGTATCTTAGTTCAAATCACAAGAAAACTGATGATCTCCAGCGTGCAATTAGTTTCTATATTGTTAATAAGTGTTCTTTTTCTGGGCTTACAGAAAGCTCATCATTCTCCCCACAAGCATCAGAAAATAATTTTTCTATGCGGGGTATCGAAAAATTGTTAGAGTATTCTACTCTAATTAAAAATTGGACTATTACTAACTATTCATATAAGGAAGTGATTGATTTCTGGAGTGGAGAAGGTGCTTTTGTATATCTTGATCCCCCTTATGACATTAAGGATAATCTCTACGGGAACAAAGGATCAATGCACAAAGGATTTGATCACGATCAGTTTGCTATTGATTGCGATAATAGTTCACTTGATATGATGGTTAGTTATAATTCATCACAATTAGTAAAAGATAGGTTCTCTAAATGGTCTGCAGTTGAGTATGAACATACATATACTATGCGATCAACTGGCGAATATACTAAAAATCAAAAGGATCGAAAGGAACTTCTTCTTTTAAACTACTCTGATGGGAAAGCACTATCTACTTAATCTTTATGGTTGTCCATTTGATTTATTAGACAACTTATTATTTCTGCAGGATCTTTTAGAAATTGCTGCAGAAAGTAGTGGTGCAACAGTTATCCAATCAATCTCAAAAAAATTTGAACCACAGGGAGTAACTGTGGTTTCTTTACTTTCTGAAAGTCACATTAGTATTCATACTTGGCCAGAGGAAGGTAAAGCAGCATGTGATATCTACACATGTGGAAGTTCACATCCTAAGATAGGATGTGATATAATTATACATCAACTCAAATCTCAATCACATACATTATCCTACATTGAAAGATGATTGTTCATTTAAACCCTGATTTTAGACCAGTTATTCGTTATTTAAAAGAACTTCCTGAATATTATTGTAATCGAAAGGCAGATATTTTTAGTACTAAAACAGGTAAATTTTTAAAACCTAAATTGAAATGGTCTGCAAGACTTAGAGAAGCAGGAAGAAGACTTAGGTGTTATTCATATATTCTTTCAATTCCTACTGGGTTATTTGAAGACTATGATCATAGAGCGCGGGGAAAAAAACATTCTCCAGCAATATCTATAGATGCTCATCGTATTGTTGCGGAAACCTGGAAACCTATTGATGAATATCCTCCAGATGAATTGAAAGAAACTTGGGATCAAGTTATTACTCCTGATATGGTAGGTCAAAAAAGAATACCAGAAGAGTGGAAAGCATGGGTTAGGAGTAGTGCATATATAGATCATATTGATGATAATCCTGCGAATAATCATGTAGATAATCTTCGTTGGGTTAAGCCTATTGAAAATCAATCCTTTAGAAAAGCAGCAGCAAAAAATGGTTGAACTAAAAGATTGGTTGAACAGTATAAACACTTCAAAGATAAATTTGATTGATGAAGATCCTACAATTGAAAATAAGTATCTTCCATATATTGTCAATCGTTGTTTGTCTGGACATGTTGACGCTGTAATGTTTTCTAATGAGATGAATATTAATCATCATCTAGACAAGAAGTTGCAGTATGATTTTTTACTAAATACTTTGAGATCGAAACGGAGATTTTCTCCGTGGATCAAAAAAGAAGAATTGAAGAACCTTGAATGTGTCAAATCTTACTATGGTTATAGTAATGAAAAAGCCAGACAAGCTCTTTCTCTTCTAACAGAAGATCAACTAACGTTCATTAGAAAGAAACTTGATACTGGAGGAATAAAATGAGTGTTGTCGTCGAGCCCGAATACCATTGGTCTCCCGATAAGATGGTTGAAGTTGTTCTTGCAGAACCTGACGATTTTCTCAAGGTTCGTGAGACACTAACCAGGATCGGTGTTGCATCAAGAAAGGAAAAGAAACTATATCAATCTTGCCATATTTTGCATAAGCAAGGTAAGTATTATATTGTTCACTTCAAAGAACTTTTTGCATTAGATGGTAAGAAAGCAAATCTTAGCATCAATGATGTTCAGAGAAGAAATAGAATTATTCAACTCCTAGCTGATTGGGGTTTAATTGAGGTTATTAAACCAGATACTATTTCTGATATTGCACCACTTAACCAAATTAAGGTGATTGCTTATAAAGAAAAGGGTGAATGGGTGTTGGAAACCAAATATAATATTGGTAAAAAACGAACTGAACAGTGATAACCGAATAGAACAAGCGGGTTTTTACGACCCGCTTTTTTATTGGATCCTATATAATTAGTAATGTCGCCGCAAGGGACATTCAACACTAGACGCTCAAAGAGGTCACTATGTTTGGTTCACATTCAATTACACTTAGCGTGCCTGAAACAAGGACGTATTTAGAATCAATTTCAAATACAAATTACCCCCCACATAATATTCTCAAGACTAAAGAAGGATATCGTCTTGAGATGGCAGTAGCGGGATTTAAACGAAATGAAGTAAAAGTTTATACTGAACAAGGTAAACTTTTTATTGAGGGTAACAAAGAAGATTTTGAAACTTCAGAATATATTCATCGCGGATTAGCTTTCCGTCGATTTAATCGTGTTTGGCAAATGCCTACTGATTTGGTTATTACTGGAGTAAATCACATTGATGGGGTTATTTACATTGACTTTAATAAAGTCATTCCTGAAGAACAAAGGAGAAAAGATTACCTCTAAATACTTCAAAACGAATGAAGTGTTTTGTATAGTCGTATAAGAAGACATATTTCAGCGTCGGATTTAAGAAAATTAAATGAAAATCTGACGCTGAAATTTAGAGATCAACTAAATCCAACATTCTGGGATGGGTATGATCTGAAGGCAAATATCAGATCTGCCCTTCTTAGATTTGCTGATGCTTTTGCAGAGTATGTTGAACTCGATAGCAAAGCAATCAAAGATGTGTTGATGCTTGGTGGCAATGCTGGATACAACTATACATCATATTCTGACATTGATGTTCATTTGGTTGTTGATCCAAAGTATCTTCCACAATGTGATCCTGAATTGTTGGACGATTACTTTAAAGACAAAAAAACTTTGTGGTCATTAACGCATGACGTAAAAGTTTATGGTGCAGATGTAGAACCATATCTAGAAAAACCAGGAGTTACTAGAAGAAAAAGTCAGGGAGTTTTTAGTATATTAAAAAATAAATGGGTCCAACAACCACAAAAGTTTGAGGGTGAACTTGATGAGGCTGAGTTGGAGAAGAAAGCAAATAATATAAAAAATAAAATTGATACTCTGATCCGAGGTAATAATGAAACTGGACTTCGTGCAGTCTTAAAAAAATTGAATACTGCAAGAAATTCTTCTCTTGATAAGTATGGGGAATATGGATTTGAAAATCTCGTATTTAAAGAATTACGTAACAGTGGGTACATTGACAAGGTACGCAAGGCAGTGGTAGAATTGAAGACACAGAAGCTGTCTTTACCATGATTAAGGTTTTATTATTGAAAACTAATATTATTCTTATTAGTAGAATTGAAGAAGTGCCATCTGAACTTGGTGAACCAGATTGTAAACTTATTCAACCATTTGTAGTTGCTGAAACAGGATTAATTCCATGGATGAGTGACTTTACAAGTCAAACTGAGATGATGATCCATTCCGATAGTATTTTGACTATTGTGGATGCTAACAAAGATTATTTGAATAAGTATCAATCGTTGACTGCTGAATGAGGTATTATACAAACGTTCAAATGGTAGGGAACGAGTTTCTCGTTCGCGGATTTGAGGATGGTAAAAGTTTTATTGCTAGAGAAAAGTTTGAACCAACCCTGTTTGTTCCTAGCAAAAAGAAAACAAAGTATAAAACTTTAGAAGGAAATTACGTACAATCCATTCAACCTGGTAGTGTAAGGGATTGTCGTGAATTTATCAAGACGCATGACAATGTAGAAGGATTTGAGATCTACGGCAACACACGTTACATTTATCAGTACATCTCAGAAAAATATCCTGAAGATCATATTGAGTTTGATCTCAAGAAGATGAAACTTGTGACGATTGATATTGAGGTTGCATCAGAGCGAGGATTTCCAACAGTCGCTAACTGTGATGAGGAAATGCTTTGCATTACTCTACAAAACTATTCTAACAAAAGGATTATTACATTTGGACAGGGATCATTCAACAACAATGATCCTGAAGTTTTAT